TTAAAATTGGTAAGTTATCACCTGGTCCGTTAGACAATAATATTTTAAGTGAATTACGTAAAGGTATTCAAGAAAAATATTATTTGAAAAATAAAGCTACTCTTAATAATTTGGCTAATATTGACAGTTCCCTTAATCATCAAATTACGGGAAGTTATTATATGTCGGATGATTCGGGAATGACACACGATGGTAAATGGTTTCATTTTATTTTAATAAGATCAGGTAGATTTATAAATGCTTGTGGTTTTGCTTTTTCTGCTAATAAACGCGATGCAGAAGCAGAATCAATCTCACAACTTTTGTTTAATATGTTAGTGCGTGAGAAACAACAACAGGCTGATATTGAGGCACCTGATACAGTAGCAATGAACAGCACGAGTGTTACTACAGCAATTGTACCAGTTACTGAGGTTATGCCAGATGAAGCCATACACGTCGAAGTTGAAGAATTGAGTACAGAACCATCTTTTGTGCCTCAGCAATTATCAGAACGTATTATTCAACTGGATACGGTATTATGGCAAAGTGGTGGATTGGGTGCTAGTGGAGCTGAGTTTGTAACATGGGCGTTACCTCGAGCTTTAACCGCGACGCAGACTGATTTATGTGACAGTCAAATTATGGCACAATGGAAATTGAATAGGGCGCAAAAGATAGTCATGGATATTGAGTTTTTAGCACCTGCGCAAGCTTTTATTTGTGGACTATGTTACGCAAAATTTTTGTATGCGGCTGATGCTGATTTGGATGTTGAAACACGTTTTAATAAATATTCTATGTCACAGGGTCCTAATGTGCAATTGCGACCTGGATCTAAAACAAGTGCTAAATTGAGTATTCCATTTAATAGTAATAATCAGCTAATGGTAAATCAGAGTGGAGAATTTGAGACGATAAGTGCACTCAATTTGGGTAGATTGGTATTAACACAAGTGGTGCCATTGAGGGTGACGCCAGGTTCTACGCCTATAGTTAATATTACTGTTTTAATTAGTTTTAGGACAGAAATGTGTGGACGTATTGGAGGGGATTTGATGAAATTGCCTAGGCAACCATATGGTCGGCAACAACAAGGTTTAATTAGTGAAATTGTGAACAGTGATGTGGCAAAACCTATCATGTCAACATTAGAAGATGTTGAAAAAATATATCATTCGATGAAAAACACAACGGATGAGGATAAACCTGTTAATCCCATCACCAGAACACCAGTTATACCACGTTTTATGGATTCTATGTCAGTAGGCACTAATTACGCGGAAATGTCTCAATCAATGCGGTTGGATCCATTGGGTAAGAAGCCAAGTGTTTTGAAGAACACAGTTGGATTAAAATCTATGCTTAGAACTAAAAGTTTGTTTAGACAATTTTTATGGAGCACATCGAATACACAAGGCACTCTTTTAACGCAGTTCCCGGTGGAAGCTGTTTCTGAACCTGATGTTTATGAAACGGTAACAGTTGTTTCTAATGGAACATCTTATGTTGGAAAGGCAGTACCAGCGAGTGATATTGTTGCATCTTGTTTTACATTTACAAGTGGTTCGTTAGAATATATTTTTGAAGCAATTACAACGCAATTTCATGTTGGTGCTTTACTTGTGTGTATGGTACCTTTGGCTGATGAGGATATGACACCACCAGATTATACTAATACTAATAACATTAAACGTGATGTTTTTGAGTTGGGTACGCAATTGAATGAGATCGTTATAACATCTGATTATTTGAATACAAATCCAATTATTGGAACACGTAGTGGTGCTAGAGGATGCGTTACACCTCGCCGTAGTATGGCTATGTGCTATGTATATGTACAATCAACGTTACAATCACAGGCTTCTACTGATATTACTGTTAATATTTATAAAAGAGGAGCCCCAGATTTTGAAGTTATTGAAATGAAAAATGCAATTATGTCACCGATATTTGATGCACCAATTGTTATTAATCCTGTCAATCTTATGATTGAGCTTGATAATTCTTATGATTTTTATCCTGGTGAGTGGTCTGAAGTGTTGGATGGTAATACGGAGTGTATGCGATATAGTAGTATAGGAGCTAGTGTTTGTAGATGGGAGTTACCAGGTAGACAGTTTTCCTTTGCTGCTATGGCTGGGATTGAGCCAACAGTTACGGCGCCTGGTGGAATTAATCAAATTAGTGGTTATCATTTTAGAGATGCAGCTGTATCTGTCCTTGCTAGTGGTCCGTTTAGATATGCTTATCGTAATATTCTTTTGTTGCGTATTCCTGGTTTTCGTGAGGATAGATTGGTCGCTTTTCCTTTGGTTGAAGGACGTGTACAAAATGTTGATCAAATTGTGCCAATGACCCCAACCTTTTTGGAAAATTTGAATACTGCTTTATGGTTATACCAACAAAATGGAACAGTTGGCGCACTTAACAACATAAAGAAATATTTAATGACTGATGCCGTTGGAGGAGCTGCATATTTGTTGGGTGATTACGCACCGGCTACTAAATTGGTGCTTATTGATATTGGTCAGGAATATTTAGGTACTAGTCCACGCGGTAGACAACAACAGAGTGATTCAGCAAATCAAGCAGCTGCTGGTGCTATAAATAGGAAAGCGTCCACACGATGGGGGCAAAATATTTTTGGTGAAGAAGGTGGTAGTTTGTCAGCGATAATGAGGAGACCTTGGTATGTTGGTTCATTTACTTATAATCCAGGTGCGGATGTCAGATTTCCAAATGCACGTGCGGCTATTCAATTGTCACATTGGAGTCAACCACGCAATTATAATGATGCCGTTGTGTTTACAAATAGGTGGCCAACGCAAGCTCTATTAATGACAGCATTTACCTTTGTGAGTGGTGGTTTAACATATCGTGTGAAGGGCGCTGCTATTCCTAATTCAACAATGTGGGTTAATCACATATTTTTTGATAAACCTAATGAAACATTTGACATTAGAACGTTTGGTAATAGTTTAACAGCTCCTGTTTATACGCAGTCAATACCAGTTGAAATTACGGACTTAAATGTTAATAGCCATCTTAACTTAAGTTTCGCTTGGAAAAATGAAAATATGAGAAATTTTTGTTTTAATCGTCAAGTTAATACAGATAAGTCGTTCCAACAAAGTTATGATATTGGTATTGCTAACATCGGTTTTGAAAATAACGTTGTCGGTGAGCAAACTGATAATATTACTTATAATATTTCTATATTCAAGTCAATTGGCGATGATACTGAATTTTCATTGTTTCGTGGTTTTCCACTTATGGTGTTTAATTCAGAACTGGAAGATGAAGTAGTACGACCAACTACTGAACCAGAGGATATAGAACCGCATGATGTAGAACAACAAGGTATGGGTGATATGAAAGATTGGATGTTAAATAAGGCTATGGATGCTGTTGGCATACAAGAACATATAGAAGATACTAAAAGACAACTCAATGAAACTATGGCAAAAGCTGTTGGCGAGGGTGTTCAAGCGGCCAAAGTTGATGTTGCCAACATATTAAAAGAAATGGAGCAGAAGTTAAATGATGCTATGATTGAAAAGGGTTTTAATCGTTTGAGAGATACATTGATGGGGGAAGTTGTGCATTTTATCGCACATCCCGATCTTGTTTCTGTCATCGCGACACTTGTAAATGTTACTATGCAAATGGGTTTGTTTACTTACGAAACTTCACTAGAATTCAAGAAAGAACTTGAAAACGTGCTTAGGGATAATCCTAAACGCGAACCGACCGAGCCAGAAGCAGGTACTAGTGAAGCAAGTGGTTTACGGAGCCAAGCGAGTTTTAATATTGATAAGGACCATGGCAATTTTATAGACGTATGCGAATCAGTGATTGCTGTTCTTATAACAGCAGTTTGCGGATATGTTGGATTAAATAATGAATTGATGAGAAAGAGTGGTTTAGATTGGAAGACGAAATTAATATATACAATACCAAGTTTGGCTGGAGCTGGATATTCTATAAAGCGTTTCTTGCATATGATTTTTCCTATAATAAAGCACATATTTAAATGGGTCGTGGAAATTAAGGCTAAATATGTGGATGATGTTTATGCGGGTTTTATGATGATTAACAGTTCGCTTATTGGTAATTGGATTGTTGAAGTGAATGAAATTACCAAAACAAGTTTTGATTATAGTATTCTGGATAATCGTGATAGGATCTATATTGCGTATAATCTTGGGATGATTTTTGAAAAACGAGTTTTGCATAATACCACCAGGTTCAATGCTTTGAAATCTTATATTCAGCGTATAAGAGAAAAATGGAATGATGTCGTAAAGGATGGATTTACACCCACAGTAAGAAGGGAACCATGGAGTCAATGGATACATGGTGATCCAGGATTAGGTAAATCAACGCTTATTGATACTATTACATCCACCATCATCAGAGAGCACAATATTCCTATACCACAAGGTGAGATGACATGTACAGTAAATCCATCAAGTAAGTATTTGACACGTGTTAATGGTCAACCTGAATTGAGAATTGATGATTTTATGGCTATTTTATCACCTGAAAATGTAGCAACACAGTGTGGTTTAGTGTTTGATGTTATTACAACAGCACCTTTTGTTCCAGTTAGAGCAGCAGTTGAGGATAAGGATACATTATATAGTCCCGCTATATTTACCGTATTATGCAATTCAGCACTACCAGAAGGGATGCCTCTCAGTAATAGAGAAGCTTTTGCAAGACGCAGGAATGTTACAGTACTTGTTAAGGGTAATTATGATGGTTTGTTAAAAGAATTTGGTGAAGTTTTTAAACAAGAATTGGCTAAGTGTAAAGTTTATGGTAGGTTACCAGCTGTTATGAAAGAAAATTATAAACATCTTACTTTCACATTTCAAGATATCATGAATCCTACTTTTACACCACGCGCCATCAGCGTAGATGGGCGTACGACACATGATTTTGCCCAATTCATGGATATTATGCGGGTTCGTTATGCGGAACATGTACAGATTAGCACAGCTTCTTATACACAACGTTTAGCGGAAAATTACGCATCAAGAGGTATGGAAGTACCAATTTTTGCTAATTTATTGGAAAATCAGGAAATTGATATACAATTTGCACTTACCGAGTATATTGCAAAATATGAAGGTGATCATAAAGTGTTGGAAGCGCTGGATGTGTTGTTTGATAAGTCTAAGGTTGAAACAAGCGATGCACATCGTATTTGGGCAAGTACCAGGAAAAATGCAACATTAAGTGCAGTGTTTAATAAAGTTTATAGTAATGTGGACGTTAAACAAGGTACTGGCATGGATCAGCAGGGAATTAAAGATAAGACCGTCAAGTTTGCCTCTAAATTTGATGATAAAGACATAATATCCGGTTCCTCTACATTAAATTCATCACATGTATGGAGGACAAAAATCACATTGTTAGAGTATATGGAACGTTATAATAATAATATGCTACAACGATTGGATGGTAAACTAAAAGAATATGAAGCAGATGAACTCTTAGTGTATGCTAAAGATACTATTTTGTTTAAGGAGAAAGGGATTTTGGTACCTTTATCATACAAAATTATGGAAGAACCAATTTGTTCTCATTGTATTACAGGTAAGACTCAAACTGAAATTGATGACATAATGTTAACGCCTATGTGTGTTGAAGATTGCTGTTATATACCGGAGGTTATAGCTGAAGTAAGTGGTCATTACTATTTCTGTGTTCGTCAACAATCACCGGAATCATTCAGTTATTATCAGCGAGTAAAAGGATGGATGGCACGAACTTATGAAACAACGAAAAACTGGTATACTAAAGCTAAGGAGTATATAACAAGGTGCGCATCTTGGATTTATGGTAAGATAAAACTTATGGGAATAACATTAAAAGACTTTTTCACAGAACATTGGAAAGTTACTATAGGTATTATCATGGCAGCAGTGGGATTGATGGTTTATATGGTTTCCGCAAAGCAAGAAGATAATTATGTGTTACGCATTATGCCAGATGGTACTGTCAAAACATCGGCAGGGATGGTGATTAATAAATCAAAATCAGCTATTCGTTCCTTAGGGAATCATTTGGGTATTTGTGATCAACAAGCATATAATGAAAAAGTAAGGTCGAAAATTATTGAAGTGCGTTCACCATCGGAAAGACCTGCTAAAATGCCACAAGCAGACATTTCTAATGATCAAATGAGAGTTATTTCAGAAGCTTTTATTCCAGTGGTTTGTGAAATGAATGCGCAATGGCCAACTGAATTGTGGCAAACATCGTTATTTTGTTATGGTGGTAGAAAATGTGTAATGACTCGGCATGAATACGAGATTTTGTCGGGGTATGCTAAAGTTGTGCATTTGGTTATGTCAAATAAAAATGGTGAGAATTTTTCTATTCCATTAAAACCATATGCGTTAAATTGGACGGAGCTTGATCATTATGCAAATGGAAATAATCTATGTCGTAAAGGGAATTTGGGCACAATAACATTACCCAAAAATGTGCCACAACGAAGATCTTTAATTACAGATTCCTATTCATGGTTTCAGGATGATTGCACTGTCAATTCATTTCAAGGGGCTTTAATAACACCCACTAAAACATCGGAGAAGGGAATACGTAATTATATCTTTATGATTGATTACGATCACGTAGTAGCACCGGAACGTTCTTTGCCAATGAAGGTTAATGGAGTAGAGGTTACATCTACCACATTGTATTCAGATAATTATTCTTATAATATCTCGAAAACTGGTTATTGTCTTGGTGTGTTAATGGATAACGGTAGTCAGAAAATAGTTGGTTTTCACTATGCGGGCGATGAAACTATGGGTGTGTCTGAAAGGGTAGTATCATCGTATTTTCCTAGGGATAAATTTGAGTATGAGGGCATGGCTCTTTTACCAACAAATGATTCTATGGATAAAATACGAGGCGTTGTATTACCATTGGGGCACACAATGGAGAAACATCAACAATCTGATGCTACAAAAATTGTGCGTAGTTCTATTCATGGAGTAGTACCAGTAACAACTGGTATAGCTCAATTAAAATGCACAACGTGGTCGCCTTTATATGGTGGAGTGAGTAAACATGGGAAACCACCACTTAATTTCCCAATGGAACATGTGAATGAAGCATCCGCTGATTATAAGCGTACTTTACTGCGTGCGAAACCAATATTTCGTACTACAAAGGGTGAAATGCGTTTTTTAACAACAGAGGAAGCTATCTTTGGTATTGAAGGAGTTATTAATTCTATGGATGTGACAACATCTTGTGGTTACGGGTGGCCAGGTGTTAAGAATGGTAAGAAGGAATTGATAAATTTGCAGGAGAAGACTATTAATCCACGATTGTTAGCACGTGTAAAGGATATGGAGGATAAGTTTAAGAAAAATATTATACCTCTTATTTTGGCGGTTGATTGTATGAAAGATGAAACATTATCACTGAATAAAATAGCAATGGAAGATCACACTCGTATAATTTCAACATTACCAGTTGAATATCAGGTTTTGATACGTAAATATATCATGCCTTTTATTGTTGCTTATCATGCGCATAATTTGGACACAGAACATGCTATTGGTATATGTTTATATGGTAAAAATGAAATTCAGTTTGATAGGTTGGGTAAGAAGATGGAAGGAAATATTGTTGCTGGGGATTTTTCAAATTTTGGTCCAACAGCCAATTCAATAGTAGCATCAGAATGTTTGGATGCTATAGTTAGTTGGTATCGTTTTTATGGTGCCACCAGTGAATATTGTGAAATAACGAGAGCAGTATTGGAACCATTAGTATGTACAGCTCATCTTGCATATGATAAGGTATATAAAACTTGCTGCGGTATAATATCGGGTAGTGCTATTACTGTGGAATTAAATTCTATGATACATAGTATGTACATGAGGATAGCAGCATTGGGATTACAAATACCATTGTGTGATTTCCATAGTGAGGTTATTCTTATAACTTATGGTGATGATGGTTTGATGAGAGTATCGGATTATCTTATTGATAAATTTAATGTGGCAACACTTAAAGATTTCTTTGGTGTATACGAAATTAAATATACAGCTGTCGATAAGTCTGATAAAATAGTGCCATATACTTCATTGGCTGAAACATCTTTTTTGAAACATAGTTTTGTAAATCGTGATGGTCAGTATATGGCAGCGTTAGAACCGAAGTCTATCATGAATCAAATCAATTGGGTATCAAAAACGGGAAATATAAAAACAAACACAGCAGATAATTGCGAGTCTGCCTTACGTCAAATGTACGCTCACGGTGAAGAAGCGTACACAAAACTGCGAGAATTATTGCTAGATGCATTAGTTCAGGCGGGTATTTATAGATATCTGCTTACATATCGAGAAGCTCACGTTGATCGATACGCAAAAACAACAAATGAACATGTTATTTCGGGAAATTTAGAAATGTTCAAAAATCGTGGGACGGTATGCACCTGATTAGTGCACTAGGGTGATACACTTAAGATATCAAAATTAAATAGA